CTCCTGCCGAGAAGACCTTGCCAGTGCCTAGTGTTGCGATATCACGACGTCTCTTTACAATGTCCATAATATCAATGATACCGAACATATCGTAAACAGCGCCACCGCCAGTTGAAATAAGAAAATGAACGTCCTCTGGTCTTTCTTCTCCTTCCCCAACAGGGTTTGGAAACACCTTGCCTCCATTTAACTGCATAAGACCGTGATAGATCTCCTGGGCTGATTCTTCGTTTAGGTCCCCGACCAAACCAAGAGTGTTTGGTTCAGGACCTTCCTGGGCGCCAGCGATTGCCGCCATAACCATAGCAGCCTGATGATCGCTGATCTCTTCCTGTTCCTCCTCGGTCTGAGTGTCGTTGTTGAAAATAACCATTGTTTTTCCTATTCTCCCTTTAGGGTGTTGTTTAAGAACCTCATAGCACTGTTCCAGTCGTGGAACGGTAACATTGATTTGAAGTGTCGGGGGGATCTGTTCACTATGGAGATGATAGCATTGTCCTTCCAGTTTGTCAAGAACTGGTCGTCAACTTTTTGAAACTGACGAATCTGTTCTGTTGTAAAGCCCGACTCACGCATCTGCTTTAACTTTAACTCCTGTAGGAAGGATATGTCTTCTACCATCTTTGTCAGCATCCAAATGATTGAGATAACTGACTCTTGTACTATCCTCCAAGTATGCACAATCTCCAGAAACCGAGACAAGAACATACTTGCAAATACCCCGGCAAAGAAAGCCATCACGCAGAAGGCGGTTAAATCGTTCGTTGTTAATTCTAGCATTGTTTATCCAAATAAAAAAGACTGTGAGGGTTGCTCACAGTCTTTAATATACGTTAGGAGTTAGAGTTTGTCAACCTACTTCTTTGCGCTTAGAGCCTCCATAAGAATTCTCTTTGCGACTCGCTTTGTGATGGACTCCATTAGAGCGTCGTCATCACCCATCTCATCAGCATCCTCTGGCTCGTCAGCCATATCATCCATAGCATCTGCTGGCTCATCAGCATCAATCTCAACTTCCTCACCCATTGCGTCCTCAAGGGCACGCTCAAGGGCAGAAAGGAAATCATCAACAGAAACCATCTTGCCTGCGTCTACGGCTGGGGCTTCTACTGGTGCCTCTACCTCGGCATCCATCTCCATCTCGTCTCCGGCAGCATCTTCCATTTCAGCTGCATCTACTTCCATCTCTTCCTCTTCCTCAAGGCGATCGGCTGGTCCGCGACCTCTGCCGTGACCTCTTCGTGCGTCCTGCAAACCACCGCCGGCGTCGTCGGCACGAACCTCGTCCATCTCATCTTCATCACGCATGCGCATCTCATCCATCTCGTCCTCTGCGCGCATACGCATACCACGACCTTCTTCAAGATCATCGGTGCTCTCTGTGAGACCCTCAACAAAGCCTGGGGTCAAAGGCTCTAGCTTAGCTAGCTTCATAAAAGAACGAATCTGTGACTCGTTTAAAAGTGTTTTCTTAGACATTCTGCAAAACTCCTAACAATTATTCGCGAATATGCTGTTTTAAATAGTATTTTCTTCTGCTAATGTCTTTTTTAATTTGAGCAGCGCCTCATCAACTATCTGCTTTGCTCTCACAATGCTTATACCGTGGCGTTCTCCGATCTGTTGTAAGGTCATTTCGCCGTGCTTATAAACTGCAATGTCGGTGCAGTTCAAATCATCTTCATAATCTAAATGAAGTCTGCACTCACTTTGAGTGCAAGGTATTTGATGCATGTAACATCTTTTAGAACATTCTCTCATAACTCTGGTAAATCCTCTTCTAATATATCAAATATGTTCTCGATATCTTCTTCTGTTAGCGCAAGTTCTTGTAACATTTTCTCGCCGTCCTCACGCAGTTTGCGAGATTTCGTAACACGCTTCTTAGACTGAACCTTCTTGTTTATTTTGTAATCGTCAAGAAACTCCATAAAAAGCTTGTCTTGTGATAGATAAGATTCAACACAATACCGAAAGAACTCGCTTTGTGTTTTGATCTCATCGTAGAACAATCTAATCTTTAGGTTCTCGTGAAGTTTTGAGTCCAATGAGAACGATAGAATAGAGTGTCCCTTTGGGTATGTCCTTTTCATCTTAGGATGTGTGTCCCACTTTCGGTTTGTCCGCTCGCAGTCTGGCGGATAAATCGAGCCTTTGATTGTAGTTCTGTAATGGTTCGCGCTCCTGAGTAGGATAGTCCAGAACGAATACCTCTTTCTAGATCATCTAGAATATCCACTACTGTTCCCTTATACGGAATAGTTGTAGCGATACCTTCCAAAGATGCGGTCTTGCCTCTCCAAGACATTTGAGCGTCCTTTGAAGCCATTCCTCTGTAAGCCTTTTGTTTGCTTCCGTCGCGGCCAACTAAAACATCGCCCGGGGCTTCTGTTGTTCCCGCGAGCAAAGAACCCAACATTACAAAGTCAGCGCCGGCAGCAAGAGCCTTTACAATATCACCGGAGTTGCGAATGCCTCCGTCAGCAATGATAGGAACAGTTCCGGCGAAATGAGATCTACTACAATCGAATATTGTTTGTAGTCCAGGGACACCGTGTCCTGTTTGAATGCGTGTAGAGCAGATTGAACCGCCTCCAATGTTACAGCGGACACTGTCCGCACCCCAAGAAGCCAAATCCTCATAGCCCTCAAAGGTTGCGACATTTCCAGCCATTATGTGAACATCATCGCTAACCATCTGCCTTAGCAGTTTTAGAGCCTGCTTCATTAGAGAATGATGACCGTGCGCTACATCAACACAGATTACATCTGCGCCGGCTTCGTAACAAGCATATGCTCTTTCAAGAAAGTCGCCAGATGTTCCGACTGCTGCGCCAACCAATGAGTTTCCTTCACTAGCCTCCGCAACCATTCTTGCTTGATCTTCAACATCATTGTATCTGTGAATAATCGCAATGGCGCCTTTTGCGTCCATTGCTTTCGCCATAGCCACCTCTGAAACCGTGTCCATTGGAGACGCTATGATGGGCAGATCACAATCAATAAACCCAAGTTTAGAGTTTAGACTAACTTCTTTTCTTGACTCAATATCCGAATACTGCGGGACAAGCAATACATCGTTATAAGCTAAACCTTCTCTCATTCTATGTTCTCCAATACTTCGTTTATTTTACCCCAGCAATCGGGACAAGTCAAGCGCACCCTATCTTCTACTACGGATACTTGCCAAGTTTTGACTGTCTCGTGCGTTCTTTCAAACTCAGTTTTACAAACGCAACATTCTTTGGGATGATCAAGGAAAGCAGCAGCTTGCTTTTCAAGCCTTTCATTTGCTTCCTTCTTTTCTCGTTTTCTTTTACCCGGAATATGTTTTCTGATTTTCTTCACTTTTACTTTATCCTCAAAAACTCTCTGTATTGTTCATTTAGATTATCATAGTATTTCGTTTTTCGCAAGGACTTGTGCGCATCATTTAGGACTTTTCTGTGCGCAATATTTATCAAAAAGTAAGGCGCTTTTGCTCTCGGATTGAAGCCATCTATATCCACCTCATCATTGGGATTGAAACAGATATTCTTGTAATCTTCAAGACCAAGTCTCTTCAAAATCTTATTGATAAAGATTTGAAAAGGCTTTGTGTCCTCGGGGCCCAAATGATGCGGCAAAGCAATGATCGCACTATCATAATCAGATGCAGCGAACTCTTCTAACAGATCTCTTATGCCTTTGTCGTCTTCCCCAAGCATAGCAATCATCAACTTATTGTTCGCCAACTCTGGCGCAGCAAAAGGACACACTGCCATACCACTGAACTCTGTTCTCTTTTCATTCAGAACATTATTGATGTAATCAGTTATTTGTTTTTTGTATGAACTGGACATATCGACTCAAATACCACTCTGCTTTCTTTAGATCCTCAATACTGTTCTCTGACTTCTTTCCGGCTCTTGAAATGTATTTGACGACATTACCAAGATGAAAATTAAGATCCCAAGCCTCAATAACTTTGATTGCTTCGTATTTTGATGTTCCATCTTCTTCAACCTCGCCACTTTGATAGTGTGAGGGGTGATTTACTTTTTCACTCATTCGTTCCCCCAATCACAATCGCAGGGATCGCATTCACAATAAGGGCATTGCTCACTCATTCTTCGTTCTCCTTAAAATATTCTTTCGGGATCTTAATTGCTTCAAAAAGATTTTTTACAAGATAAGCAATATCTTTATCTTCTTGCTCTTGCGAAAACTCGCGGGGCTCAACTTCTCTTGGGGTAATATAGTAGTCTTCGTCAATAGAAAGTGGATTATAATCTACATTCTTTTTATTACTCATTTTCGCCAACTCATAAATCATCTTGAATAGTTCTTTTGCTTCTTCTGGATTTCTATCAACCTGTTCCCAAGCATACTTGGAAAGGTTCTCAATCTTTTTGAGCGCACTCATTCTTCGTTCTCCACGATTACTTTCTCCAAGTCCTTTTCTTTCACGACCACTTGTTCGCCATCAATAAGAACCAAAACACCCTCAAGGGTTACTGAAATCGGGAAGGTGTAACCTGCTAGGTTTGTGTGTTCTCTAATCTCTTGCTTGTAATAGTTTGGGTTTATTACAACTGCCTCATCACCATTCTCGTAGTAAAATCCTTTGGTTGGATGATCCTCGCTTCTACTATAGCGATAAGCAGGTTCGCCTCGATAGTTTATTTTTACTTTATCACCGACTTTCATTCTTCGTTCTCCTCAAATGTGCCATCCATATCGACAGCAAGGTAACTACCATCATCTTGAAGAGTCCATTCAAACTCGCACAAGTTATCTCCCAAATGTGTCGCTAAATCATGGCGTCCACGAATATGAAGCCAATTGCAGATTGCGGCTTTTAGTTCCTTTTCAGAAAGATAGATTGATTTAATAGATTTGACTTTCATTCTTCGCCTTTAATCTTACGATAAGCACCTACCGTTTCTGGAAACAGGTCGGTGGCGATTTCTAGACAGGCTTCAGCGACTTTTACAATCTCCCATTGTGCTCCTTCGTGCGTGCGAAGGTCAATGAACTTTAGCAGATTATTTAAGTTCGTCGTGCCCCAATAGGTAGAGTAAAGGTTCTGTGGTAGAACTCCACGGGCTTGCTCTCGGCAAACGCCTGCCGACATCATTCTATCGTAAAGATCAAGAGACATTTGATGGTGTCGCATAACCATCTCATCGCAATCGCTTCCACAAGACAGAACAGGATTGATTAGATCTTCGGCGTTTGATGCTTGTCGGTTTGTTTTATGTTGTGTTCTGAAAACCTTCGGCTCATAGAACTGAATATCCACATCTGTGTATCTTCTTGAAATCTCGTTATAAGACCAAGTACGATGACGATGATGTTGCGAACGAACATAAAGCGGGACGACAAACTTAAATGTAATGCCGCAATGTTCCAGAGTTGAAGTATGGCGATGCTTGATAAGATAGTTGATTAACTTTTTATCTCGTTCGTCAAGTTCTTCTTTATGCTTCCCGAAGGACACTCGGGCACTATTCACGACGGATTTATCTGATCCATAACTCTCAATAAGTTGGACCTTTCCAATACCGTCGCCATATAAATAAATCGTTTTGTTTTCGTCTTCGTGGTTCATTTATAATCCTTTATAAGATTGCGTCAATAACGCCCAACTTTAGTGCCTCTTCGGCAGACATATACCAATCAACCTTGTTTTTGAGAACATCGGCCAACTTCTTTTTTGAGATGTTGGTTCTCTCCAAAGTAATATCCTCAATCACCTTTTGAAGACGCTTTGTTTCCTGTAGTCTCTCTTCCATATCCTGAACCTTGCCGTAGAAACCAGTAGAAACCTGATGGTAAAGCGGCGTGGATAGTTTATATCCGAAACGCTTGTGTCCCGAGATCAAAATCATAAATCCGCAAGACATAGCAGCACCAGTTACAATCGTATGGATTGGCGTCTCAGACTTCTCCATAACTCCAAGCAAACCAAAGCATTGGTATACTGCGCCACCATAAGAATCAATGTAAATCTTAATCGGCTGCGGCGTGTAGTCCAAACCATGGACAGCATATAACTTCTTTAAATGAGCATCGTCGGCATTGATATCGATGATGCTCTTTGTCAACTTGTTCATTGACTCCTGATCAACTTGTTCCGGCAGATAAAGGAACCGATCCTGTGGTAGCGGTAGTACTTTTGCCATTTCTATCTATTCTCCCTTTTATTAAATCTCTAGCGTAGCAATTAACACACAAAGCCATATCCGCCTCTTTGTCAAGACAGTCAAAGACACGCCCACAACAAGAACATCTTATGTGAGCGTCATTCATATGAGAAATTAATTGCTCCCTTGTGTGTGACATTTCTTGACAATACGGACACTCTATCATTTACTTACCCGTGCTTCCTAGGGCACCATCGCCCCGGTTAGAAATGGTAATCGGATGCCAATCGTAAATGTTGGGATCCTCGGACGCCACAAAGCGAGCGTGAACAACCGGAACAATAACAGCCTGCGCCACCTTGTCACCGGGCTCAATAGTCTGCCAATGCTGACCAATGTTGTGAAGATTAACAAAAACCTCACCATCATAGCCGGAATCAACAACACAGGCACCAACCAGAAGCTGGCGCTTTGCAGCCATACTAGATCGGTTCTTGATCTCCATCATATAACCGTGAGGAATAGCAAACCGCAAACCAGTCGGAACAAGTATGCTCTCTCCCGGCTCAATGCGTAGAGCCGTAACAGAAGAATCTGCTGGCGACCAACGCAAATCCAAACCCGCATCTGACGGATTAGATCGCGTCGGAGGGTGAACATTATCGTGAATCATGTGGTACTGTAAAATCATCTTAAATCCTTTCTGGTGATTCTGAAAAGACAACATTAATATTTGTGTTGTCGTTGAGTAGTCGTCTGATGTATTGCTTCCAAGCTACCTCTGAACCCAACTTGAGCATAATAGCATTGTTGTCTGAAGAACGCAAGTTCCACTCTCCAACTTCTCGAAGAATATCTACCTTGTTGATAATCACATCTGTGACGCCGTTGATATCTACTGCTTTCTTTAGGTCCCGAACATTAAGCCAGTTACACTGACGAGGACGGCCAGTGGTCGCACCAAACTCCTTTCCTAGGCTTTGTAGCAAATCAAATACTCTTCCTTCACCGTGAAAGTCCTTTGCTCCCACATAAGTGTCGTAAGCCTTGGTGATACCGTAAACTCTCCGTACAGCCTGCGGCGGGATGCCGTTTAAAAGCGCCCCAGCGGTCGTACAGTGGCTT